GTTGCACTATCACGATACCGGGGCTGGTCAGGTTGAACAGATTCTTTATCAGGACCCTTCCGGTCGCCTTAGTGCCAAGTCGCTACCGCAGCAGCGTCATCTAGTCTTCCGACTGTAACCAACTACCCGCTCCGCTCGCCCCTTGCTTGCGATAGGTCCCGTTGTTGGCCGGCGTGGAGTCGTTAGTGACCAATGCCAGCGTACCGTCCGGGTGCGCCAGGTCGCCGTCCATGTCAGCCTTGGTCGCAAAGCCGAGCATGCCCGCCTGCTGGCCCTGCCGCAGTTCCTCCAATCGCCCATAAACGTACGCCGCATCGGCCTTCAGAGCCAACGCAGCATCAACCTCGCTAGCGTCCGCCTTAAGAGCCAGCGCTTCAATATCCGCCTTCGAATCTCGAATATCTTGAATGTCCGCAGCGACCAACGAACTATCGTAGAGATCATCCGGGGTGACGTATTTCGGTGCCGAGGCGTCCTCATTCCATGCCCATACGCCTAGGGGCACAGGGGCAGGAAGAGTCCGACGCAGTGGATTTTCCTCATCTTCCGGAAGGATTAGAACCTTCAACTCATTGTCCTTCACTCCATGCAGATAGTGCTGCACAGCCCGGTACAGATCATTTTGATCCATCAGGAATGGAGCTTGGGGACCAGCCATGAAAGGATTTCGAGCGACCATTAGACGAACCCGCGTTGATTGAACTTGTTGTAGGTCGTATGGAAGGTCTGGCCTAGAGCATCAGCTCGTTCCAGCTCGGTCATGATGTTGCTGTGAAGCATCATCAATTCATTAGCCTTGGCCGTAGCTTCCTGTGTACCAATCGGCGACATAACGCGATACCCCACGTATGCACGTAGGGCATCTTCGAGCGTTTCAGGGATTTCCAGATGATCCGTCTCATCCGTGACCCGAGAATGGAAAGCTTGGTAATGAACCAGTAGGCGCATTCCCGGCATCGGAACCGGAAGCTGAAGCGTGGTCGGAGTTGGAGTGAACATTCCGTCCGGCCGCGAATTGTCATTGAGCGGGAACTTCCATTCGCTCGTAGACCAGACTTCTGTGATCCGCACCATATCGTCTTTGAATGGATGAAGGCGTGTATCTTCGATATACCGTTCCAGTTCGCTTACCGGACTACTCTCGTTCGAGTCTGCATACTTGGAATGGATTGGGTACTCCACGATGAAGGGAAGCGGCCTTAGAATCAGGAAGCTCTTCTTCAGATGGAACTTGGAATACAGCAAACGTAGACCTGCGTTGATCGCAGCAAGCACTTTCGGTCGGAACTCCTCCGGGATTTCGCCCGAACCGGAATCACCGATCACCGTGCCAGAAAGCTCCAGCGAACTAAGGTCCTGTAGAAATTGGGCTAGTTGGACCATTACAACACCTGATAATTGCTTAGGGGAGTACCTTCAGGCTCGGCCTCATCATCCCACATACCAGTAGGATCCATAGGACCGGTGCCACTGCCGTTATAGGGTTTGAAGGGTTTGAGGTATGCGAGCTGGGAAGTTCCGTCGATGGCGTCGTCCTTGCCCTTGATACCGTTGACGGTCACAAGGCGGAGTTGACCCATATAGATTCCCATCATCTTCGAAAGCTTCAGTTCCTCAGGGAAGAAGATCTTTCCGGCCTTGAACCAAGGCACCACGAGATTGAAGCGACGAAGCTTGTCCATATCGGGCCGGATTCCCGGCTCACCGCTTTTTTCGGACGAGGCAAAGGGGAACCAGATGTTTCGGTTCATCTGCTCGGCTTGTAGCCACTTGATGAACGCCCCTTGCTGCCCCGAGACTTCGATGCCTACCTGCTGAGGTCCGTACTCAGATACGAACTCAAAGAGGCGGTTGATCGTCTTGTCCATGGTTTGGCGTTCAATCATGCCGTCAACCAGGAACCAGTCTCCGTTGGCATTATAGGCCCATACAAAGATGACTGAGAAGTCCGCTTTAGTCTTCTCCGACGTGGCAAAGTCAGTCGTAATGTAGAAATTGAAAATGTTCTTGTTTTGGAGCAATTGGGCTCGGGAATACCAGCGAATGTCGCCTTCTTGAACCAAACGGTCCTCAGCCGAGCTGATTCGGAGCATAAGCTCCTGCTGGAAAGCAGCCTCCTTACCCGTCGCTACCGAGAAGTCGTACTGGTTCTTGACGAACTCATAAGTGAATCGATCAGGCCACGCCCCCACAAACTCCTCGGGGCTACACGGGAATCGCTCGCACACCGGCCAAACGTTGACCTCCCAACCCCCCGACTCCACGGCCTGAACCATAATGTCTTCCTTGTGGAAGGGGGTTCCGTTGAGGATGACCTTCCGGCGCGTAGGATCCAGTGCGTGGTTCACTCCTTTATATACGGTGTCCGAGATCGCCTCCATGGCGGCCTTGGATCCAGCGTCCTCGTCACTTAGCAGGTCGTCCAGCACGGCTAGGGTTGGACGCTTACCGAACACCTTGGAACCACGGAGGCCCGTCTTGGCACCGAACATCTTGATGCCTAGGAGATGTCCTTCTTGGTTCTCGAACTCAATGTAGTTGTCCGTGAACTTGGCACGGGGAATCATTTGCTGGGCGAACTCGGAGTTGTTGTACCGGAATTCCAGATTTCGACGGGCGTTTTTCACACCGTTGTCCATCGAGTCCGACAGATACAACATGCCCGACACAGGGCCATGTCCCGGCAGATACCCAAACACGCCTAGGTATAGGCTCAGGTACTCCATGAACAGAGTAGTCTTCGCAGCACCACGGAAGCAGAGGTTGGCGATGTAGTCCGAAGGGCTTTCGGTCAATCGGTCCAACATACGTAGGTGTACGGGCGGAGTCTTATGGGATTCACCCTCCTTGCCATTGACCAGCTTCACAAAGTTCATGAAGGTCAGGGCGAACTCAGTCGGCACATACCGGGCAGAGTTCAGGAGGGCGTAGTCCACGCCGTCCAGCCATGCATCGAGATCTTGCTTGATCAATACAGGCTTAGGGGACATCAATCACATCCTCATCATCTCGAACCAGATTCTGGGCAGCGATATCCTTGGTCGCTACACCACCTTGGATGGCTTGGATCTGACCCCGAGCCAAGGCAGCAAGGGTGTCCTTCAGCTCCTTGACTCCCGAGCTATCCCGCATGTCCAGATTGATCAGCGGGCCAGCCTCCTTTGGCTTGGCAAGGTGAGTCAGGATGCTGTTGGCTGCTTGGGTCCGGACCATCTCACTGCTGGCGTTCTGCATCAGGTCCGCCTGCACGTTGATAGCCTTCTGGTAGATATGAGCATTGAGTACCCACGTCGGAACCAGAGACTGCTCAAGGATGGCCTGCACCAGCTTGCCTTTCTTGTACATACTGATGTGGCCGGACATCCATCGCTTGTCCTTGCCCTCAGCCGTCCATCGGGTCAGCTTGTCTGGAAACGTCTTGAAGTAGGCATCCTGATCCGTCATGTCCATAAGCTTGTAGGACACGAACTTCACAGCGTTCACATAGTCGGAGGTCTTGTACTTGCCCTCCTTCAGAACAGACGTAAAGGTAATGAAGTTCTCTTGGATTGCCTGCGCCTCATCCGGGTCGTCAGCGATCTGGTTCAAAGTGTCCACCAGACTCTGACTGGCAAGACTTGCCAGATTGCCCGGAAGGGCTCGCTTCACAGTTGCTAGGTCCAACATCTATTGCTCCTACACAAAAAGGGGGAGGGCGTCAGCCCTCCTCCTTACTTAGTTCTTGATTGATCTCAGTGATCCGCTCCACTTCAGTATCGTACTGAAGCTTCAATGTTCTGTATGCCTCGGATCCTATGTCCAATTGCTTTAGGGCATTGGACACCCTTGCAGTGGATAAGAGAAGCCGTTGCTTCTCAGCCCGGAGATCAGGCGACATTGACTTTACCTCCCAGCTTCAGAGCCAGAACGAACCCGAGCAGGGGCCAGATCTTCTCCTTGGCATTCTCATAAGCAATCTTCTGACCAATTTCTTGGTTGAAGTTCTTGATATCCACACAGGCCGAGGAGCCTTCCACGGAGAACACCCCATATAGAGTGATCTGGCACACCGTGGTCCTACCGTTGGGCAGGATGGTGTAGGTGACATCCGTGATGGCGGACTCTACATCCGCAGGAGTCACCGTGTTCTTCATCAG